AGCAGTTCCGTCATGATAGTTAAAGAGAACACCGAGATCCCAGGTTGTTGTTGAGGTTGGAATGCTTCCATCAACAATACCAAGTTCAATCGTTCTATCTTCAACAACAAGTTCTGAAGTATTGACTTGAGTGCTTGTTCCTGTGACAAGTAAGTCGCCATTAACTGTCAGACTTTCTTCAAGAACAACATTTCCATTTGGTTGAATTGAAATCGATGGTGTATTTGTACAGTTTTTAATCTCATCTGTGGACACATATCCAGACAGGAATAAGTTTCTCCACTTCTGACCAAGAAGTCCAAGATCAAAACTATCAGAAACATCAGGTCTTAATCCAGAAACAAAGTCTCCACCAACATTGATATTATCATTGGAATCATCTCCAAGATTTACATCACCCTGAAGATTGACAATTCCACCATGAAATGTTGCAATACCAATAAAGGTTGAGTTTCCCTGAACTCTTAGACTTCCACCAATGGTTGTATTCTTCTCTACGCCAAGACCACCATCAATCTGAACAGCACCACTATCTGGATTGCCAAGAATATTATCAGTTTCATCAGTGAAGTTTACGACTGATGTTGGGTCAAAAACATCCACATCAATAGTATAGTCTCCACCAGATTCTGTAATCGTTACGTTATTTCCTGCGGTCAGAGACGTAACAATACCGGTAAGACTTGCACCACTTCCACTAAATGCCGTGGCAGTCATGATACCAGCAACATCAAAATTACCTAATCCAAAGACAGTCTGTCCATTCAGGTTGAGATCTCCACCCAGTTCTGGCGCAGTATCTTCAACCAGACCGAAAGAACCATCAGCATTTGTTGCAGTAATAATAAAGTTGCCCGTACCAGACTCAACAATCTGAATATTTGCACCTGCAGTCAGGCCTGTGATAACACCAGATAATCCAGATCCATCACCAAAGAATGAACTTGCAGTGATAATGCCAGTAGTATTGATAGAATCGGTTGGACCAAAGGTAGATGTAGATCCTCCACCAGACCCTACACCAAAGGTTCCACTATATACAGCACCAGTAATATAAACACTCTTACCAGTAAAATCTACACCGAATGGGAGATTTTCTCCAATGAAACAAAGAACACCAGATTGATAATCAAAGAACCATTCGTCATCATTGCCAGAACCTGCGGCAAGAACCTGTGTTCCATTTGCAATAGCATTTGCAGCATCACCGGAGTCGTGAATATAAACCTTAACGAGATAGGTTGCACCAATCTCAGGAGGAATCCAATCAGTTATATTTGTTTTCCATGCACAATTAGTAGTTGCAGTAATATCGGGAACAGTCTCAACTGGATCTGAATATACAGTAACTACTCCGCCAGATGGTGTCGCAGCAGGAATTGTAGCAGGAATCAGATCTGATTGCGCCCAAATCTTATCACCGCGCAGCAACAGTGGACTTGGAATTGATTCATTAAATGCCTTCTTCTTCGCATTTACATCAGTTTTAGTACGGCCGTATCCTAGTTTCTTCCAGAGATAATCAACCTTTTGAGATTCTAGAATAGCCATTATACTGATGCCTCCGTGATGCTAAGTGATGAAATTGATTGTCCAGATGTTAATGCGATACGAACAAGAACAACATTGCCCGCAGCGTTACTCATATTCTCTTCACCCAGAGTCATTGTATAACCACCACTTAACGAAGTATTTGGTAGAATCAAGTCGGAGTTGTTAAATGCACAACCATTACTACCATTACCACCAGTCTCTGTTCCTGGAACTCCAGCACCAGAGTATGCAGAATCAGATCTCAACCAACCATTCAGACCACTGGTTGTATCAATCGCAGTTCCTGGCAGTGCGATCCAGAGACCAGCAACACCAGAACTCTCAATATTGATGTCAAAGTTTGCAACCACCTGACGACGGAATGCAAACGTAAAGTATTGAGTTCCTGTATCACCACTCCGATCAGGACCACCAGCAGGAAGATAACCTGTAGAGTAATCTGAAGTATCGTGTTGGATTTGACCATCACGAATCATTGCCTCTTGAGTTCCCTGAATACCAGGATCAATCAGTTCTGTATAAGGGTCATTAGTATAGAAATTTGTTGCATTATTAAATGTAGGAGTGTCATCTACATCTCCACTGAAATCAAAAATTCGAATTCCATCATCCGTATGTGTTCCATTACCAAGAGCATCCTCAACAGGAATTGCAATTTCACTAATACCATACTGTTCTGATGTATGAACCTGAATCTTGGTTGGAATCTCACTACTATAGTTTCCAACACCATTCACATTCTTTGCACGAACTCGAATTTGACTCTCAGTTCTTACATTTGGTGTTGTGATTGGAACTACTAAGTCACCGATTGCATATGGTGAAGCAGTTCCAACATTTGCATTTGGAACTTCACCTGTCAACATTGTCGTAGATCCATCAATGTCAGAGTAACTATAATCTGTAACCGAAACTCCATCATTGACTTCTACAATATCATTTTGATTGGTATAGCACTGACCAACCAAGTCCTCAATCGTTACACCAGATAGTGTCAAACTTGGTGATCCAGAATTATAGTAAGGAACGCCAGAGATATAACGATAAACACCACTGACATTTTCAGAGATCGTTGCAGAAGCCACATCTGTGGTTGGATCTGATGTAAGATCATCCTTTACGAATAAGACAGTATTTGTATCTCCTGTTGTGCTGTGCTGAAGTTGGAAACTATTTGCACCAACCGCAAGATCAGCAACTGGTTTTGAGATTCTTGCCTTAAATCCTTTATACAATCCAGGATAGTAAATACTGGATTGGAATGTGGTTGAAGATCCAGTAGAGTCTAACAGTTGATAATCACTCTCTTCTGTAACAATCAGACTATCATATGTTCCAGACTCATCACCTGCAAAAGTAAAAGTAACAGAACCATCTGCAGATCCGCTTACGTTTGCAGTGAGTGATCCAGTATCTGCACCATATGCAAATGAATCAGTCATTGATGACTCAACAGATCCACTCACAACACGGTCAACAACATCTCCGTCCGATAACAATGATGCTCCAGTATTATCTGTTGCGCCACTTGCAAGTCTTGGTGAGTCTCCTGTGCTTGGAATATCGGTCAGAGATTTTGTAGACAATCCATCCGGTTGTGCAGGAGAATCATCATAAACCTTTAGTGTGATTTCTTTTGTAGTAGGAATGACACTTGGATCAGAACCATTATGAGAATCTAATGAAACTGTTAGAGTATCAAGTCCTGTTCCGCTATTTGTTCCATCAGCCCAAGTATGTTCGAGTCTTGATCCATCAACACCACCAGCAGAAGCATCATCAGCAACTGAATCAGTATTACCATCTCCCCAAGTTACTGAATAATCAACATCAAAACCAGATGTATTAGTTGTAGTATTCTTGAGGTATAATGATTGACCCTCAACTACATATAAGTCATTACCGCTGAGTAGTGACCCACCAGTTTGATTACGATAGAGATTAAATCTCACCTCTGGATCTGGTGTATAAACCGTAATATAATCGTTCTTCGCTACCGCAAACTCACTTCCTGCACCACTACCACTGTTATTCTTTGCATTCAGAGTGATTGAAAACAAACCACCTGCTGATTCATTATATGTATGATTGAGTTGTGAAAGTGTCAGGTCCAGTTCAACATTTCCACCATCACCCCAGTCAACATCAAATCGATCTGCATTTCCTGCATATGTTGGTGTGAGTGTAATGCTAAGTGGTGAACCACCAGTTGTCTTATCTGCAGAGAAGTCAACCTCAGAAACCGCAGTTCCTTTCAACATATTCAGTGCAAGTTCGTTCAGATCATCAATACTATCAACAACTTTTGTTGTGCTATTAATTGTATCTAATGCACCAGGACTATATGAACCATCTGTTGGTGAACCGAGTGTGATATCTTCGCCACTTCCTGCTGCTCCTCCACCACCAGCGATCGAAATGTCAATCGTATCAGTGTCTGGATTGTATGCAAAAGTATTTCCTGCTCCAACAAAGTTCAGTGCTTTAACTGGTCCTGTTGTGATTGCATTTCCTGCGGAACTAATTCCAAGATTAAAACCACCCGTAGCAGTTACAATACCAGAAATATTGAGACTTTCTAAACCATCTCCCCAAGACAGATTTCCATCATCATCTGTGATTAGAAACTTATTTGACTCTGGAGTTGCTGGGAAAGTATAAGTAGTAACTCCTGTTAAACTGTCTGGTCCTTTCAGATTGATACTGTTTGATCCGTCTTTATCAACCAGTCGGAGAGCAAGAGCTTCGTTACCGTCTTCTCTCTCCCAATATCTTCCTGAACCAAAAAACTGATTACTTTCTGTCGTTGAATTTACACCAACATAAAGATCATATTTGTCAGTTGTAAAACCGGGTTCGCCTCCCCGAAGACCGGGAAGATTAATATGAGCACCCCTTTTAAACTGAATAATCGGTGCTGTCATATGTCCTCAAATCATGAATCAAATGT